GCCTTTTTGCGTAATATTGCACTATGACAGAGGTAACCATAGGGGGCAAAAAGCACCCGCTTTACTTTAACATGGTAGCAATAGAGCGCGTAATGCAAGGCGCTGACGTTCAGAACTTCGACCAACTTGCGCAGACGGGTCAAGGTATGGCAAACACGCTAGCCTTCGCCCGTCTTTGTGCGTTCTACGGGGTGCAAGCTGGTTATAAGAAAATCGGCGAGAAATGCCCCTATAAGGACGCAGAAGAGTTAGCCGAGGAAGTTACTAGCCTTGCCGAAATTACGCCCGCTCTAAACGCTTTTACGGAGGCTGTTAGCACTTTCTTTGCCGTTGCCCCCGAAGAGGCACAAGCCGAGGCAGAGGGAAACTAACAAGCGGCGAGCGGCGGCCGCTAGACTTCGAGCAACTTAGGGCCATAGGTTACGGCGAAATGCTGCTAACTGAAGAGGCTTTTAACGAAATAACGCCGCGTTACTTTATGCTGCGCCTTAAGGGCTTAAGAGCAGCACAGCAACAGGCTTACCGTAATGAATGGGAGCGGACTAGATGGCTAGCCGTTTTTATGGTTATGCCCTACTCAAAAAAGCGCCTAAAGCCTACCGATTTAATGCGCTTCCCATGGGAGCAGAAAATTGCGGCAAGTGTTAAGGAGATTATAAACGCTAATAAGGCTATTTTTGATAAGCTAACCCCGCCTAAATGAGAGCCGCAAAAGTAATTTACAACATACTCGCCAATGATGCGGGCGTTAGCGCGTTAGTCTCGAATAGAGTTAACCCGCTGCGCTTGCCTCAAGGTTCGGCTTTTCCTGCCGTAGTTTACAGCGAGGTAAGTATTAACGCCACGCCAACAAAAGACTCAAATAGCCGCCTAGACTTTACACGGGTGCAGATTGACTGTCTTGCTTTGACTTACGAAGATGCTAGCGAATTAGCCGACGCTGTGCGCGATGCCTTAAACGTGGTAACGCCTGGCGAATACAACGGCGTGAACGTCTTTTATATCGAGTTTGATAACGAGCAAGAATTTTACGACGATGCCGCAGACTTTGGCGGGGTGGTTCAGGTTTCTCAAGACTATATTTTGAGCTATTCGTATACCTACGGCGCTCCTGTTGTTAATTACCTGCTGCTAGAAGATGGTGGCTTCTTGCTGCAAGAGGACGGCTTCAAAATTGAGTTGTAATGGCCAGTAACTTAGACTTAAACGTAATAATTAGCGCCTCCTTTGAAAAGCTCAAGAAGGGGATGGCTGACGCTGTCAACGTCGTCAAAGGCTCCACGAAGAAAATGGAGGAGGCCGCTGCTGGATCTAAGAAAGCTCTTGAGCAGGCGTTAGGCGGTGAGAATTTAAGAGTAAAGCGCCGCGAGCTTACGGTAACCATTAACGAGCAGCGCAGCATTTTAACGAGCTTTAAGCAGGATTTAATTGCTTTAGAGAATAAGTTAGCGCAGACTAGTAAAGGCGATTTAATGCGCCAAAAAGCGCTTAAGGATGCCATTGCCTCGCTTAAGGTTGAGATTAAAGATCAAGAGAGCGCAGTAAGGCAATTAAGCGACGCTAGAGCTGAGACTAATTTTAGCCTAGAAGAAGGCAGCCGCAAAGCCGAGCAGAACACGCAGGCAATGGAAGCCTTAAGCCGTGCAGTTAATGCCGCTGCTATGGCTACCTTGCTTTTTGCTGGAGACAATAAAGAGGTGAGCTCAATTATGCGGGGCGTTCAGGTTACAATGGCTTTAGCCTCTGCTGCTGTTGCCGTCTATAACCTTACACAAAGACAAAACGAGATCTATACGGCTGCCGCTACTGCTGCGCAGAAAGCCTACGCTTTTGCCGTTGGCACTTCAACGGGGGCTATGAAAGCCTTTCGTATTGCCTTAGCCGCCTCTGGTGTTGGCTTGATAGTAATAGGCCTAGCTTCTTTAATTAGTAAGTTTTCAGAAGTCGGAAGCGCCGCTAATGATAGCGCAGAGGCTGTAATAGCAGCCCGCAAGAAGTTAGAAAACGACTATTTTAGACCTCTAGAAAACAGGCATAAAATAGAGATGCATAACCTTAGAATGAGGGGAGCAACTCAAGACGAAATACAAAAAGCAGAAGCCGCATTTTTAACCGAAAAGAAAAGGCTAGTAGATCGCGCGATTCAGTTAGCCGAAATTGAGCAAGGCGTTTCTAATGACGTTAAGGAGAAGAAATTAGAGGAACTTCGGAACCTAAAAAATCAACTTGTTGCGGATGCTATAGACGCTGAATTTAAGCAACAAGAGGACGCGCTCGAGGAAACGAACAAAATAGAGAAAAAGAAGGTTGACGACTACGAGAAATATTTAGAAGAAAAAGCAGCGCTGGAGAAAGCAATGCAGGAAAATCTTACTAAGTTTTTGGTAGATGAAGAAGTAAAGCGAGTAAAAGAAAGAGGCAAGGCTCGCGAAATGACTGAGGCGGATTTAATGCCAGCCGCTGCTGCTGCAACTCCAAGCGGCGACAGTTATTTAATGGCCGTAGCTCAGCAAAATGAAGAAGCAGCTGCTTTGGACTTTGAAGCTTTAGCGCAATGGCGGGCAAATAATGCCGACCTTTTCCTAGCAATGGAAATAAGAGCGCGCAAGATGCAGCAGTTTGCTCTTAAAATGGAAGTTGCAGCAGAGCAAGCTAGCGCTGCTCTTGCAACAATGAGCGCTTCAATGGTGGAAAGTTTCGCCGTATTATTAGGCGACGCTATAACAGGCAAAGCCGACGCTATGCAAACTTTCTTGCAGTCTTTTGCTAGTTCCTTAGCTGGGTTCCTTGGTACTTTTGGTAAGGCGCTTATCGCGCAAGGTGTCGCTATTGATGCCTTTAAGGAATCACTAAAAAACCTTGACCCAGCTGTTGCAATTATTGCGGGCGTCGGCTTGCTTACGGCTTCTACCCTTGTTAAAAATGCAATGGCCAAAGGCTCGCAAGTCCAAGCCTTCGCAGATGGTGGCATAGTAAGCGGCCCGACTTTGGGCTTAATGGGCGAATACCCAGGCGCAAGAAGTAACCCCGAAGTAATTGCGCCGCTTGACAAATTGCAGTCTATGATTAACACAGGCGGAGGCAGCGGAGAGCTTGTGGCTTCTACTCGCTTCGACGGCCGCGACTTATGGCTAGCTGTTAACCGTTACGAAAAAGACAAAGCGAGGGGCTAACTTTGAAACATGGCTAAACAATTCTACGGCACTTTTTACAGTATAGCAGGCGTTGAGTATACCTGCGAATTATGGGATGGCCCTAGCGGCACTAGTACGCCCGTAGAGCTTGCTTTAGCTTCTCCTGGTTTTACAATAGAAAGGCAAGGCGAGTCGGATACCTTTTTCGATAACCCGATAAGGGCGAGCCGTGTAAGTGTGCCTTTTGTTGTTACAACAGACGCGCAGCTTACTGCTTTTCAGGGCATAAGCGCAGACCCTGAGGGCAGCTACGCTATTAAAATTCTAAAGAGCGGTAATTTATATTATGTTGGCCGAGTGCTAGCCGATCAAATGCGCTTTGAACGTGCAGACCCTGACGGTAAGATAGTTATACAAGTAGCCGCAGTAGACGCGTTAAACTTAATAGAGGGCTTTTTTGTAGATGAATCTTGGTTTACTAATGACCATGCAGGCGGGATTTACCTACTGCGCAAATGTCTAGAACTTAGCGGGCTAGACGATTACTTCGGGGCTACTACTGACTATATATTCGACGGCCTAGAGCAATACGAGAGCGCTACTCAGAGCGTAAGCAGCGAAAAGCTAAATACTTTCTGGTTTCACCGCTTGGCCTTTGTCGATAACTTCGACATATTCGGCGGCGTTGAACTTGATTATATAACCGCGCGCAAGGCAGTTGAGTTAATACTGCAAGGCTTCGGGGCTAGAATTCACTTTGATAACGGCGGGTATTACATTACTCAGACCCCGACCTATTTAAGTTCTACGCTGACCTTTCACAAATACGACAAGAGCGGGAACTACAACGGGACTAGCACACTATCGCACGCCATTAGTTTAGGCACTTTACCCGCTCGCCCACAATGGGAAGCTAAGCCGCAGCTTTATTATCAGCCACCTGTAAGACTTAGCCGCTCTGAATTGACAAAAGCTAACGGAGCCTACGCTAAAAAGATAACCTTCGGCATAGGCGCAATGCAATTAGACTTTGATAGGCTAGAAAATGGCTACCCGTTTCGCATACAGCTTAATATAGAAAGCGCTAGCGCCTCGAGTGTTAACGTAGCTTATCAGGTTGTCAAGTGGCGAATTTATGGCGTAGACGGCTCGCCTACTTCGCTTTATTACTATTACGACGGGCTTTACTGGCAATCTTCGGCCACCTTGCCAAATTACAAGCTCAAGGCCTTTAAGTATTACAGCGGATCTAAACGACGCTGGCCTATTAACATAGTAGAAGACTTTAGCGCCCCTATTACCTCAGGCCCAGCAGCCAATATTACAGCGTTTCACGTAGAGGCAACAGTTGAGGAGGTAGTACTTAATTTCGTTAAAAACCCCTTTACAACAAGTTGGAGCATAAAAAGCTCTACGCCTATAGACTTTCTCGGCAGTATTGCAGCAAGCCGAAGCTACACAACTAGCGACCCCTACGCCTTTACTAAAAACACCTGGGCGCAGAGTGGCAATAGCGCGCTTCAAAATAGCATTGTAAAAGACTTGCCGCAGGTATTTTATGACGGCTTCGATAAATACGAGCTAGGAACTGTAATGGTAGGCCCGACTTTTGCAACCTCTGTAAAACCTACGGACTGGGGCAACGGCTGGGAGGCTGGATATAGTGAAAGCTTCCAGCAGTCGCTAGTGGATCAATGCAGCGCAATTTATGCGGGTTTTATTGGTGCTATACGCGGAACCTGGCACGACAGCGGCAACCTAACGGCTGTAAAATCTTTGTACTTTGACGGCGGTGCATGGTTACTAAACGGCTGCACCTACTCCGCTCAGCTCGAGACTTGGGAGGGCGAATGGCTTAAAATTAACACAACCTACGGCGACGTAATAAGCGAAGGGGAAACAGATAACCCCGTTCCGTCTGAGCGCGTCTATATTCAAGACCAAATCGACAGACTGCGCGAGCAGGTAGGTAGAGCTGAGGACATTACAGGCGCATTGCCCGACCAGCTTATTAACGACTTTTTAGAAGTTAGCGACGGAGCGCCCGCCTCTGATCCTGGAGTAGATGGCACCTATACCCTCGCTCTAAAATACGACGCTACTGCCGTAGACTTCTCTTGGCAAATGCGCAGGCTCGGCAATAGCTTAAATGTAACGAGCGACGTTACAAGCTTCCCGACTGAGTACGAGATATTTACCTGCGACACTAGCGGCGGTAATATTACAATAGACTTGCCAGCGCCTCCAAGCGTTACCCCAGGCTTGCGCTTTGGCTTTATTAAAACAAGCGCAAACCATACGCTAATACTAGATGCTGGCACAGGTTACTCGATTAACGACGCTCAGCTACTGAGCTGGTCTAGCAAGTGGGAGACTTACTGGGTACAGTCTGACGGGGTGCAGTGGTACATTGTAGCCTCGAACAAATAAGCAAATAAGTAAACAACTGTCTTAAATTGTTGCGAGCGTTTCGCCTAAATGCGGTTAATTTTGGGCTATGGCTGACCAGAAAATAACCCAGCTCACGGCGTTAGCAAGTGCGGCAAGTACAGACGTGCTGCCTATTGTTGACGTAGCGAATACGGAAACCAAGAAAATAACAAAGGCCGATCTTTTAAACGGCTTGCAGGCCGAGCTTGTTAGCGGTACTAACATTAAGACAATTAACAGCACGAGCTTGTTAGGCTCTGGAGATATTGCCATATCAGCCAACCCCGCAGGAACGGACGGCCAAATTCAGTTCAATTCCTCTTCGGCATTTGGTGCTGATTCTAATTTGTTTTGGGATAATACCAATAAGTATTTAGGGGTTGGGACAAGTAGCCCTACAAACCAAATTCACAATGCAGGGAAGTCTAAATTGCTTGGAATTTTACTTGGAAATGTTCCGCATTCTAATATCAATACAGATGAAATATGTGGATTTAATCAAGCACGAATATACGTTCGTGATTCAGGGGGCAATTTATTACGAGGGCTAACAGTTAGCAACAATGGAATTGCCATTTCTACCGATGGTTCAAATAGTGCTGGTTCAATGCTTTCTGTCAAAGGCAGCGGCTCAACCTCTGCCACTACTTCATTGTTGGTGCAGAATAGTGCGGGGACTCAAGTATTGAAAGCAACGGACGATGGTAAATTGACTATTGGTACTAATGCGGGTAATATCGGTGCTTTATTGTTTCAATATCCCAGTCTATCAAATGGCGTTTTTTGGGGTGATGATTATTCCTCTATTCATGGCTCAATTACTCTTTCTCGTTCATCGGGAGAAATGAGAATTTCCGGCAATTCAGGTGGATATTTCCCAACAATTTATTCAAACGGACAAGAGGCGGTAAGAATCAACACGAGCCAACAAATGGGCATAGGCACAACCTCCCCAACCGCCCGTCTCCAAGTCAAAGGCAGCGGCTCAACCTCAGCCACTACCTCTTTGTTGGTGCAGAATAGTTCGGGGACGCAGTTACTTGCGACAACGGACGACGGGAAAACAACAATGTCTTCGGCAAAAATTGGCAGCATTGAAATTGCTTTTGCATCAATTACAAGGCCTACTGGAGATACAATTTTTATGAGTATAAATAAACTTGTTATCGGGAGTACTACCCAATATTCAAGCGCTCAATTAGCCGTTGATTCAACCAATTCTGGCTTCCTACCCCCCCGAATGACCACCACGCAAAAGAACGCCATCAGTTCCCCTGCTGAAGGATTGATGGTTATGGA